TCAAGCGGCGCTGCGTGTGCGGCGTTCGACTTGGAGCGCCGTGACGTCGGGGACGGCGTACCAGGCCTGTCGCGGGGTGCCGCCAGAGCGGGTGAGCTTGCCGCGCTGGACGAGCTTGCGGACGCCTTCGAGGGTGATGCCGAGCTGCTGCGCGGTCTGGTGTGCTGTGAGGTGGCCGGGCCGGATCATCTGCGACTCCATGACCCCATGATGCGGCAGTGAGTGAGGCTGTGGTGGACGCGCAAGAGCCCGTATCCGGGGGCTCTTGGGCGTCCCTGGATACGGGCTCACTGAGTCACTAGATCGCCGTTTCCCCTGATCAACGCCAGTGGGGTGATCCAGTGACCCCGTTAGTGGAAAGTCACTGCCCACTGGCGGGTCACTGAGCCTCTGCGATCTCTTCCGCGCGCCGGGCGAGGGCCCGTTCGACGCTCTCCAGCCTCACGACCGGATAGCCGTCATAGGTGCCCGGCTCCTCCCCGTACTCGGCCAGGAGCGCCTTCAGACGGCCGCCGGTCCACTGCTCGTAGAGCGCGTGGTTGCGGGCCTTGAGGCGGTGCAGAACCTCGGTGGTTCGTACCCGCTTCTCGGAGCCGACGACGGCGGCGAGGTCGATGAGGTGGTCGAAGTCGGGGACGACTTCGAGCTGGAGGACGGTAGCGACGTCCTCGCGGAGGGCCTTGGCCCGGTCGGTGAGCGCTATGGCGTCCTCGCCGGAGATGAAGTGCGTCCGCACGGTCACGGAGACTTCGCCGGGCTCCATCTTCACTCCGCCCGCGACGACGAGCGTGCCGCGGTCGATGTCGCGGCGCAGCTTGTGCGGGGCGGCGCCGGCCTCGACCGGGGCCTCGCCGAGCGCCATCTTGGCCTGCGACTCGGTGCCCAGGACCAGGCTGCCGCGGATGTGGTTGCCCTCACGGGACCGCTTGGGCAGGTTCTCGTCGGTGGGGTCCTGGGTGCCTTCCCAGATGGTGACGTTCACGGCGCGGCCCTGGTCGTGAATCTTCTTCACGGCCTGGAAGTAGCGGGACGTGGCCTTGCTGCCGCCGTAGGGGCGTCCGTCGAGACTCTTGGCGCCGCATCCGTAGGCGACCTGGGCCTCGTCGACGATGAGGACGATGGGCCGGAACCGGGGGTCGGTGCGGGCCATTTCCCTGGTCACCCCGTCGGTCGCGCCGGACTCTTCGAGCAGGGCGATACGGCGCTGCATCTCGTCGACGCCCCACTCGACCATGTCGGTGGCCAGGGCGACGTGCTCGTCCGTGGGGCCCTGGATAAGGACTTGGGCCAGGCCGAGGAAGCCGCGCCAGTCGCCCACACCCTTGAGGTCGGCGATGTAGAAGTCGACGGTGATGTCGAACATCAGCCACAGGGCCAGGGCGCGCAGGGACGCCGTCTTGCCCTGGTTGGACAGGCCGGTGAGCAGGATGTGCCGCTGGAAGACGCTGACGCCGACGGCGTCGCCGCGCAGGTTCTGCCCCCACGGTGCGGAGCCGGTGTAGTAGTCGGCGGTGATGTCCTCGTCGAGCATGAGCGGCGAGGGGCCGATGGGCTCGTCGAGGGCGCCGGAGTCGGCGATCCACAGGCGGACGGTGCGCGGCTGCGGCGGGATGGTGATGAACACTTCGTGTTCGTGCCGGTTGAGGTTCTCGGCGAGCTTGCGCCGCTTGTTCTGGATCTCCTCGGTGGAGACGCCGGAGGGCAGGTGTACGTCGACCTGGACGCCGCACCCGGCGATTTTGATGGGGGACAGCATGGCGGCGCCGACGTCGCCCATGCCCTCGATGGCCTTGCGCAGCGGCGAGATGCCCAGGTCGCGGAAGGCTACGACGACGATGTGCGGGGTGATGGCGTCGCCGAAGGTGCGGGCACTGGCGGGCAGCGCCCACTGGGGGGCGGTGTGCTGCTGCTGGCCGACGGCCCACACGGCGAAGAGGCCGATCCAGGGGGCGGCGAACAGGAACGGGTCCCAGATGACACTGCCGAGGAAGGCGAGCAGCTGCACCAGGTCGATGACGGTCTCGATGGGCGTGAGGACGTCCCGGACGTCACCGCTGCCCCACGCGAGCAGGATCCCCAGCATGAGGAGAGTGCCGGCCGCGCCGGTGGTGGCGAAGGCGATGGCCTTGGGCGCCTGGATCATCAGCTGCAGCATGTCGAGGCGGCGGCGGTGGCGGGCGGCCCGGTACGCCTGCGCGCGGGCCTCCCACTCCTTGACTTCCTCCAGGAGGCCGGCGGCTTCGGCGGCGCGGATCATGCGCTCGTAGCGGGAGCTGCTGCGGCTGTCCCAGACGCGGCGTCCGATGACCTTGGTGCCGCCTGCGATGTAGGACGCGTGGCGGACGGCGATGCGTCCTGTGGTGCGGACGCGTTCGTCGTCGAGGGCGGCTTTGGCGATGCGCCTGTACCGTGCGCGGCGCCGTTCGGGACGGGTCGAGGACGCCCCGGCTACGGGGGCGTCCTGGGCGTCCGGGGGCGCGTCCGCTGGCGCCTTAATGAGGGTGACGGTCATGCTGGGGCTTCCTGCCTCTTGCTGGGGTCGGGAGGCCCCGGGGGCGGCGACTTGCTTGGAGGTGGGACGCCGTCCCCGGGGCGTTGCTACTTGCCGTTCTTGCGGCGGAGCGCGTCCTGCTCGATTCGTTCGACCTTGCGGCGCAGGGCGGTGAGGTTGGCGCGGGGCGTGGCCATGCGGGCGGTGAGGGCGGCGATGCGCACCTTTTCAGCGCGGGTGAAGTCGCCGAACTTGATGTCGTCAGCCATCGGTGGGCTCCGTCTCGGGCAGGACGGCGGCGATGGCGGCGTGGGCCCGGGCCAGGTCAGCCCACAGTGCGCCGGCGGCGGCGAGCGGCGCGGCATGGTGCCGGGAGTTGAGGCTGCGGGCGGCGTCCTCCGCTTCGCGGGCGAGGCCTGCGGCCCTGGTCGTGGCGATGTCGGCCATGGTCAGTCGCTGTTCGCGGGTCATTGGATTCCTCCTGAGTGGCGGTCAGCGCTCGTTGTCGTCGGTGACGGTCACGACGGTGATGTGAGGGGCCGTGAAGGGGAGGTCCTCGTAGTGGCGGGCGGTGTCGTCGTCGGTGACCGTGATCTCGGTGGTCGTGCCGTTGTTGTCGATGACGGTGATCTTCTTGGCCATGGACGGACCTCTCTCGGTAGGCGTTGGAACGCTGAGTGGTTCCCCGTCCGCCAGGCGCATGGTCCTGGCGGACAGGCAGCCGGTCAGCGGCCCTTGCGCTGCATGTCGCGCCACATGTCCCGCAGGACGAGGACGACGATCGCGGCGACGCCGCCGAGGATGGCCAGCGCGAGCGACGCGAAGGCCACACCGACGCCGCCGACGCACACCGCGCATGCGATGCCGATCCACTCGCCCGCGCTGCGACGCGGCTTGTGCTGGTGCTCGCAGTGGTGCGGCTGCCGGGTGGGCTGGGCCTGGGCCGCCTTGGCCAGCTCGACGGCGGCAAGCGCGATCTGTACGGCCGCCGAGTTCACCGCGGCCTCTCTCGCGGCAGCCTCCGCCTTGTCGAGCGGGGTGAGGTCGTCGTTCATCGCGACCATCCCCTCGACCGGGCACGGAGACCAGCGACCAGGCCGAGAGCGAACGCCACGGCCAGGGGCTCGGACACGACCGCGACAGCCACACCGAGGACGGCGGCACCGAGCGACGGGAAGAGCAGCATCAGGGCGAGCAGGGCGCCGAGGATGAGCAGCTTCATGACGGCACCCCCACGTAGAAGTTGGGCAGTTGCTCGGGGTGGAACAGGTTGCGTCCCGAGACGTCCTTGGAGTGGACGGGGATGCGTCCTGCGGCCACCCAGTTGCGGACGGTGGACGGGGTGATGCCGTAGTGCCGGGCTACGTCGGCGGACGTCATCAGGGGCGGCTCGGGCGGCGGTCCGTCATCGCCGTCCTCGGCGTCCTGTGCTGTCCCGGGCTCCAACTCCAGCGTCCTGTCGGCGTCCCGGGGTTCCTCGCGTTCGAGGGTCACGGTGGGCGTCGGCCGGGCCGCCATCGGCAGCAGCCGGACACCCGACGGGACGACCTCAGGGGCGGGCGGGACGCTCAGGACGGTGGGAGCCTCCGGGGCGTCCTGGTGTGCGTCCGGCGGGGTTGCCGCGAGGTGCAGCAGGTGTCCGACGACGGCGGGCGGTACCAGGGAGGTGACGGCGATCAGGGCGGGCTGGTCGGCCACCAGGTGCCCGGTGTCGATCAGGTGGCTGACGACCTGGGCGGCCATGGCGAGGCCGAGGGCCAGGCAGGCGCCGATGATGGCGGACCAGCGGCCCCGGTCGCCGGTGCGGCGGGTGGAGGCGACGGCGGCCGCGATGCCCGCGTAGGCGGACAGGACGACCGGCATGCCGTAGGTGAACGGGTCGCGCCATCCGGCGTTGGCCGCGAGGTGGTACTCGCCGGGCGCGCACATCAGCAGGGCGACGCTGAGGACGACGGGGCGGCCACCGGCGGTGAGGCCACGGACCCACAGCGGGGCGGCCGGACGGCGACCGGACACCGGTGCGGGGCGGCGGAACCAGCGGGCAAGGACACTGCGGACGCGGATCACTGGCCACCCCCGTCGAGGATCGTGGCCAGTTGGTCAGCGAGCTCGCGGAGCCGGTCGGCATGCGCCTCGAACGTGGCGGCGAGGTCGTACAGGCTGGCCGCGTCGTTGAGGGTGCGCGCGTAGCTGCCCTGCTCGACGTACAGGCCGATAGTCCGGTGCTCGGGGCGGCTGGCGAAAGGGGCCTGGCCGAGGAACGCACGCAAGAGCGGCTCGCCGAGGTGGCTGAGCGTGTGCTCGACGCCCTTGTGGTCGAGGTCGACGCGGTAGGTGTCGGGCCGGTGGTCGTCGTGGCCTCGGCACCAGGACGGCTCGGGCATTGTCACGTCGCCGTGGTCGAGCGTGGGCAGAGTGACGGTGCGGGGCTCGGTGCTCACTGGCCACCTCGCTCGTCGGCGAGGAACGCGGCGATGGTGGGGAACTGGGCGTCGACGGAGCGGCGGACGGCCTCGTCCGCGGTGAGCGGCTCGGCGCCGAGCGCGCGGAGCAGGATGCGCAGGGACTCGCGCAGGATGACGGCGTCGCTGCTGTCGAGCAGCTGCTGGGCGACGCGGATGGCGACATCGAGGTCGGTGGGCTCGGGCGCCAACCCGAGGCCGGCCATGCTGTGGGCCGCGTAAGAGGGGGCGAGGTGCGGGGTAGCGCGCTCCTGCTGGCCCTTGGCGTAGTCGGCGTCGGCCAGCCTGTGCAGCTCAGCGACGCGTTCGGAACTTGCGGCCCGCAGAGGGCGCGCGAAATGATCGGTCATGCCGACTCCTGGTGTAGTCAGGACGTTCGGTAGAGGGTCGGGTGGCGCGCGCGCCGGGGGCTGCAACCCCCGAGCTGCTGCCCGGCCCTCGCTGTCTATTCGGTTGTTGTGCTGCCGTCGCTGGCGACTTTCCTGCGCTCGTACCTCTTGATCGCCTTGTCGACGGCGTTCCAGCTGAGGCCGATGTCACGGGCGACGTCGGCGACGGTGCCGAGGTCGGCCACTCCTTCGAGTAGCGCCTCGGCGCGGCGGTCGGCGGCTTCGGTGACGAGGCCGGTGAGCTGCTGCAACAGCGCGTCCTCGTCTTGGATCCGGTCCCGCCAGGGCTTCGGTTCCATCGCAACCACACTAATCCAACCCGGGGTTGGATTCAAGGTCTTCACGCTACCTCGCCAGCCAGATGGCCAGCCGCCAGGGAGAGCCATGTCGACTGCGGGTAGAAGTGACCGCACCACCGGCACACGACCTCCGCCGTGCCGTGCGGAACGCGCAGGACGGCACCACACACCTCGCCGTCCACGAAGACGGCTGGGCAGTTGCCCAGCCGCAACGACGGCGAGGGTGGGTTCACGATCGACGCGACGTCACGTTCGAGGCCACGCATCTCCTCGGCGAACGCGCCGGCCATCGGCCAGCTGGACGCGATCCAGTCCAGGTTCATGGACAGGGCGCGCGCGGCGACGGTGATGCGTCGCTCGGTGTCCCCGGTGAGGGCGGGCTGCCCCCACTCGCGGTCGGCCTGCATAGCGCTGCGCCAGTCCTCCAGGACGCCGACCATCCCGCCGGGCCCGCGCAGGTTGAACGCGGGCTCGGCGATCGGCAGCGGCGCCTCGACGGGCTGGGTACGGCCCAGCTCGGGTCGGCGGCCGCCGGGGTGGAGGAACGCGGCGAGGGCTTCGTACATCGCGGGCATGCGGTCGAGGCGCTGGGCGGTGCCGAGCGTGCACCCGGGGCACAGGTAGCCGAGCTCCAGGGCGCGGTCGCACAGGCCGCAGGAGGCGCTCATGCCCGGCTCCGCTGCTGGAGCTGGTACAGGCGGAGGCTGTTCAGGTAGCGGTCGCCCGCCGAACGTCGGCGGACGGCGCGGGCTCGCTGGCGGTCGCGGCGGGCGTCGCGCCACGTCCAGTAGATGTCGGCGATCAGCATCGTGTAGACGCCGATGAGGACGCCGCACACGAGCATCTGGAGCTCGTTCGGGGTCATGTCGATCTCCTAGAAGGGGGGTTCGTCGGAGTAGCCGCCGGCCTGCGCGGCGGGCTGCTGCTGGCCGCCCCACCCGCCGCCCTGCTGCTGGCCGTTGGCCGGGCTGCCGGTGGACCAGGGGTCATCCGCGGGGCCCTGTCCGGCGGGCGCGCGGCCGCCGCCGTTCGGCCGGTTCTTCTCGACCTTGGCCGTGGCGCGGGAGAGAGCCGCGCCGACCTCGTCGACGTCGAGCTCGTACACCGTGCGCTTCACCTGCTCCTTGTCCTCATAAGAGCGCTGCTTGAGGCGGCCCTGCACGATGACGCGCATGCCGCGCTGCAGGGACTCGGCGACGTTCTCAGCGGCCTGCCGCCACACCGAGCAGGTCAGGAACAGGGCGTCGCCGTCCTTCCACTCGTTCGCCTCCCGGTTGAAGACGCGCGGCGTGGAGGCGATACGGAACTTGGCGACGGCGGCGCCGGCCGGTGTGAAGCGCAGCTCGGGGTCGTCGACCAGGTTGCCGACGAGGGTGATCACGGTCTCGCCTGCCATGGCGAACTCCTTCTGTGGTGTGCTGGGTGGGAGGCCGGGCCTGATACGGACAGGCCCGGCCGTCAGGCTGCGAACTGGGCCGTCTGCCGGTCGATCCGGCCCGACGCCCGATGCGACGCCTGAAGGTCTGAGACGTCCCCGGCCGTGCTGCCGCGCGGGACGACGATCCGGTTGAACCGGCAGTACGCCAGCTGCTTCTGCGACGGCGCCGCCGCGCGCCACCGTGAATCCCGGGACACGAACTGCCGCGGGGCGATCCGGCGGGCGTGGACCTCGGTCCACTGCATGGCGTCCGCCAGCGGGTACGCCATGTCCCGGGCCGGGGTCACGATCTCGCCGTCCTGCCACATCCTCAGCCGGTAGCCGCGCTCCGCCAGGTCGGGCAGCAGAAAGAGCAGCTTGTCGTCCCCGGCCGGGATGAACCACGTGCCGTTGTAGGTGCGCAGCCACCGGACGGGGGAGTCGGCGAACAGGTTGATGTCCTCGACCTCCAGCACGCCCGGGGCGGTGGGGACGTACTGCGGTTCCTCGGCGGCCTCCCGGAGCGACTGGCCTTCCTTCGGCTCGGCGGGGAGCCGGTCGGACATGTCGACGAGGGAGGCGAGCTTGTGGCGGGTGGAGGCGCCCATCACGTCGAGGATCAGGGCGTCCTTCTTGCCGTCCGCCAGGCGCAGGGCGCGGCCGGCCATCTGCACGTACAGGCCGGGGGACTTGGTGGGGCGGGCGATGACCGCGCATGAGGTGTGCGGGGCGTCGAATCCCTCGGTGAGGACCATGCAGTTGGCGAGGGCCTGGAAGTCGCCAGCCTGGTAGCGCTTCAGCGTGGCGGTGCGGTCCTCCTTGGGCATGTCGCCCCACACGACGCCCGTGGGGACCCCGGCGGCGGTCATGGCCTGCGCGACGACCTTGGCGGAGTTGACGGTGGGCGTAAAGACGACGCCGGGCCGGTCGGCGGCGTGCTCGCGGTAGGCCTGGGCGATCGTGGCGGCGGCGCTGGACTCCTCCAGGGCGCGGCCGAGCTGCCCCTCCTGGAGGTCGCCGCCGCGGGTCTTGACCTTGTCGAGGTCGAGGTCGCCGACGATGACGCGCTTGCCGCGGACGTCGACCAGGTGGCCGGCGGTGATGAGGTCGAGGATGTCGAGTTGGTAGACGACGTCCTGCCAGACGTCGGAGAGGCCACCGTCGGCGCGGGTGAGGGTGGCGGTGAACCCCGCGGTGGGGACGCCGCGCCAGGCGCCAAAGTGCTGGAGGACGGTCATGTAGCTGGGGGCGGCCGCGTGGTGGCACTCGTCGACGATGACCACCCCAATGTCGCGGATGGCGGTGCGGCGCTTCTCGACGGCCAGGGTCTGGACGCTGGCCACGATGACGTCCACGTCGTGATGCTCGTCGCGCTCGGCCTTGACGATGCCGACCCGGAGATCCGGGCGCACCGCGCGGATCTTGGCGGCGGCCTGCTCGATGAGCTCCTCGCGGTGGGCGATGACCAGGGCGCGCTGCCCGCCGAGCTTGGCGAGCAGCTGGCTGATGAGGTTCGCGAACACGACGGTCTTGCCTGCGCCGGTCGGGAGGACGACGGCGAGGCGGTTGTTCGGGCCGGTCCAGCCGGTGATGAGGGCATGGATGGCCTCGGCCTGGTACGGGCGGGGAGTGAACGTCTCGGGCGTATCAGACATGGCGGTCACCTCGGTTCCCCGTTGCGGGGTTCTGCGGGGATGTTGCGGGGATGTCTGCGGGGATTTCCGGACCTTGGAAAATGCGCTCTGACCTGCCGCTTAGCGGGGTTTGCGGGGTTTTCCGGAATGTGTCTTGAGGCTGACGTATAGAGCCGGAGGTGATCTTTACGGGACGCATGCACATCCGTGTTGCACGTGGTGTATGTGATGCGGGTCCGTATACGGGGGGAGTGGCGCCGATTCCGGAAATCCCCGCACTCCCGCAAACGCGCAGGTCAGGGGCGGTTCCGGAATCCCGGGAAAACCCCGCACGATGCGGGGATGTCGCGATCACCGGGCGCCTCCGTACCGCTCGACGCGCCACCGGTTCTGCTTCAGGTTCCGGTCGTAGACCAGGACGACCTTGAGATCTTCGTAGTAGCGGCCCGTGCGGGCCTTGAGCCAGTGCCCCAGCTGCTTGGTGGACGGCGCGTCGCCGTTGTGGAGGCGCGGCACGTCCTCCTTGAGGCCGAGCAACTCCTTGGTGGTGACGGCGCGGTCGCCGATGACTGTGTTCCAGGCCGTGAGGAACGCGGCCCACTCCTGGGCCTCGTCGTCGAGGGTCGCCGCGGCGTTGTCCCGGTTGGCGAGCCAGCCGGGGACCTCCAGGTAGTCGAGGATCCCGGCGATGACGGACGCCCAGCGGGAGTAGTCGCCCATGCGGGTGTTCACGGTCTTGGCGCCGGCCGCGAGCCAGCCGCGCACCATCGTGACGAGTGCGGCGACGACGGTGGACGCGTTGTCGCCGAGCCACCCGCGCAGGTCGCCGACGGTGAAGTTGTCGCGCTGGTCGGGGTCGGGGCAGTCGGGGTCCAGGCGTACCCACAGCGTGCGGCGGGCGTTGTCGCCGCCGGTGCGCAGGTTGTTGCCGGTCAGGACCCAGAGCCGGTCGTTGGGGATGGTGACGCTGCTCGTGCTGCCGAGCAGCCGGTCACTCCAGTTGGCCAGAGTGACGAGCGACGAGAGGATCGGCGACTTGATGATGTGCCCGTTGGGCAGGTTGTCCATCGCGATGACGGGGTCGCCGCAGTCCCACAGCTTCGCGGTGATGGCCTTGCGGAGCTCGGCATCGTTCTCGGGCCACGGCGTCTCGGCGAGGCCGTAGACGTAGCCGAACGCGTCCTTCAGGAGCGTCTTGCCGGAGCCCTGCGACGTGCTGGTGATGACCACGATCGGGGTCGGGCCGGGAATGTAGGGCCGGATGATCGGGGACAGCAGCGCGCCGAGGTACTGGGCACGGTCGGAGTCGTCGACGAACGGGAAGTCGGCGAGCATCTGCCCGAGGACGATGTCCTTGGCCCGCTGTACGGACTCGGGGGTGACCTGCGGGGCCAGCCTGCGCAGAGGGACACGCGGGTGCAGGTACAGGCCGGTCGCCCGGTCGTATCCGGGCGCCGTGACCAGGGTGGCGTCGGGCCGGACGACAGGCGAGGTGACGATGCCTCGGAGCGGCAGCAGGGGCCAGTCCCGGCGTCCGAGGATCGTGCCGCACGTCTTCGGCATGACCAGCTCGCGGACTTCCTTGGTGCCCTCGGTGGCCGGGTCGGAGACGACGGTGTACGACAGGACGTGCTCGGCGAGGTAGGCCCGCAGGTTGTCCGTGCCGAGCTGCTTGACGAGCGGGTTGCCCTGGTCGTCCTCGTACACCCAGCAGGGGCCGGAGGACCGCTTGTACAGGCCGGGGAGCTGGTCCTTGGCCATGATGTCGAGCAGCCCGTCGATGGCGTCGGCCTCATTGGTGATGTCCAGCTCGGGCTTGGTGTGCACGACACGCAGACCCGGGCCTGCCTCGGACTCCTCCTGTACGTCCGGGGCGTGGTCGGGGTCGAGGGCCGAGGAGCCGTCGCTGAAGTGCCGACCCTGCGAGGGCACGACGTTCAGCCGCCGCCGTGGGGGTTCCGAGCCGTACCCCTGGTTACGGAGGTCGGCGGCCGCGGCCTTGAAGTCTCCGCCGTGGCGCAGGTGCGCGAAGGCGCCGAACTTGCTGTACGGCACGTCGGCCTGGAACTCGGAGCTGGTGGTGAACACCCAGAGCCGGTCGGCCTCGGGGTCCCGGCCAGTGGTCGCCTTCACGCCGCGCGCGCCGTCGGCCCACCCCCAATAGGTGGTGTGACCTCGGGTGACGAGCGGCCGGAAGATGCCGGAGAGGATCTCCGTCCAGTCGGCGCGGACGTTGTAGTCCTCGCCCGGGCGCATCCCGCCGCCGGGGAGCGGCGGGGCCGGGCGAGGCGCGGTCTTGGGCGCCTCCGGGGTCGGCATCTGGTCGACCATGCGGCAGACGTCCCGCACCGCGTCCATCGTGTCGGCGTCGAGGACGGGGATGGTGCCCGGGCCGCCCGCCACCCGGAGGTAGGGGCGACCAGTGGCGTGGACCGGACCGCCGGACGGCTCGACCAGGCCGTAACCGCCCTCACCGCGCGTCTCGATGAGGACGCGGACGACCTTGGTGTTGGGCTTCTCGGCGAGGCGCTGGCGTTCCTCGGGGGTGTACTCGTCTTCCTGCGCGGGCCGGGAGGCCAGCTTGCGGTTCGGCGGTACGGCGGCGCCGTCGAGGCGGACGCGGTAGTGCCGGCCGCCGCTGGGCGACTCGGTCACCCAGCCGTTGAGGATCGCGTCCCAGGCGTCGCCGAGGCCGGACGCCTGCATGATCTCGGTGACCTCGTCGAGCAGGCCTTCACGGATGGCGAGGCCCTCGAACTCCAGCATCTCGACGTTGCCGGAGACGGCGCCGTAGACGACGGCGATGCCGTGGGGGCGGCCCCCGCCGAACCACTGGTAGTGGTCGGCGGGGGTGCTCCGGGTGACCTTGTACGGGGTCCATGAGCGGATGTCTGGCGCCTTGCTGCCGTCCGCCTTGATGGGGAGGACGCACAGGCCAGCGTCGTGCAGCTCGCGAGCGGAAGCCCGGAGGTCGGGGGTGGGCTGTGCGTCGTTCAACGGTGCTCCCCATGGAAACGGGCCAGGTGTTCGGTCTTGATGCCGCTGATGAAGTGCCGGAGGTCGTCTCCGCGCGCGGGCTGCTCGACGGGCTGGGGGCAGCCGGGCCGGAAGCACTCGTAGCGGGCGCGGGGCTTGATGAGGTCGACGTGGAGGACGGCGGCCACGGTGGTGGTCACTGGAGGCCTCCCGAGGCGACGATCGCCGTGATGAACCGCATGGCGTCGTCCTTGTGGCTGGGGCAGATGGTGATGTGCCACTCGCGCTGGCCCGTGGTCGCGCTGTAGACGTGCAGGGCGCTCGCGGCCTCCCGGGGGCAGCCAGCGCAGAACTCGCTGTCGTGCCCCTTGGCGAGGACGTCGCAGTCGCACCAGTTGCAGGTGCCGGTGTCGGGGAGGACCACGACAGCCGGGGTTCCGCGTCCGGCCAGGTCGCGGGCGGTGGCCAGGGCCTGGTCGGACAGGAACGTGTCGAGCGGTGTGTTCACGCGGTCACCTGCCAGGTGCCCGTGCGCAGCTGCTCCTCGGTGGCCCCGGCGAGGGCCGCCAGGATCGTGTTCAGGCAGCGCTGCGGGTCGTCGGTGACCACGAGCAGGAGCACCATGTCGTCGGTGAACTTCTCGACGGCGGGCGTCGCCTGGCCGATGGCCCGCATCTGGGCGCGGAAGGCCTCCATCGTGGCGATGTGGGGCGCCGCGAGCAGCTGCTTGTCGTGGCAGGCCTTGCAGTCGGCGCAGACGCCGTACTGGATGCCGGTCTCGCCGGTGAGTACGGCGGCGGCGGGACCGCCCTCGTAGGCGCAGACGGTGAGGTCGTGGGTCGTCATGCCGCTGCCTCCTCGGTGTCCTGGCGGAGGGCGGTGAGGATCTGCTCGGCCGCGTAGTCGGCGCGAGCGCGGACCAGCTCGGCGTGCGTGCGGCGCATGGCGTCCAGGCGCCCGGCGAGCGTGTTGATGACCGTTGCCAGGGCGTCGGGGTCGAGGCCGCCGATCCAGTGCTCGTCGATGACCTCGACGACGGCGAACGGCATGCGGTGGGCGAGGGTCCCGGCGAACGGGTGGACCTCGATACGGGTGCTGAGCACGCGGAACTCTTCGGGGGTCCCGGTGTTGTCGATCGGCAGGGTGACGTCGTCGCCGCTGCCAGTCCAGCAGTAGACGTCCACCGGGTACGCGGGGGTCTCGGCGTCCCGGTCGTGGTCGATGGTGCACCCGGGCATGCAGGTGACGGTGCAGAGCTGGCCCGTCTCCTTGTTGGTGAAGGACCAGGTGCGCGGGGTGTTGGCGGATTCCGGGGTCGACGGCGCTGCTGCCGCCGTGGCACTGTTGCTCATGAGCGTGTTCCGATCTCTTGCTTCGCGGTAGGGGTGGATTGCTCGACAGAGGCGGCCGGCTGGACCCCGGCTGCCTCTTCGTTTTGTGCGGTCGGCACCCCGGACTGGACCTCCGGGACGACGCCGCTCTCCTCGGCCAGGCCGAGGAAGTTCAGGACGTCGCTGCGACGGACGCGGAGGGCGCGCGCGCCGAGCTTGATGACCTCGATGGGGAACTCGTCGTCGCGGATCAGCTGGTAGCCGAGGTCGCCGGAGATGCCGAGGGCGGCGAACGCGTCCTGCGCGGTCGGCATGGCCGGGAGTGCGATGACTTCGGCGGCGGTCAGGGCCCGGGTCTTCATGCCGCGTCCCCCTCGGCCTGGCCGTCGGCGTTGCGGTCGATGAGCTCGTCGACGCTGAGGCCGTAGGTGGCGGCAAGGGTGAGCAGCGTTGCGGCGGCGGGCTGGACGATGCCGCGGCAGACGCGCGACAGGGTCGTCTGGTTGAGGCCGGTGCGCTTGGCGATGGCGTAGTTGGTGTGGTCGCCCTTGGCGGCGGCGGCCTCCTGGAGGCGCCTGTTACTCAGGCGGTAGCTGGACATCAGGGTCTCCTTGCTTGCTGGCTTGGGAGCTATTAACTCCTGCCGTGCAAGCAAGCTACGCCTGTGATTGCAGGCGTGCAAGCAAGCATCTGTAACAGTAGCTGTTACAAAGCCACTCCTGTCCGGTTATGTGCGTGTTCCCAAGCCAGTACTTGCTTGCTAGCGTGTATGGCATGCCGACGACAGAGACCGGCCCTGCCTCGCAGGCGAGCCGAGCGCAAAGCTTCGCGGAGTACATCCGCCCTGCCGTCGTGGCCGCCGGCTACGACATCGACAGTCCTCGCGGCGGCGGCAAGAAGGCGCTGGCCGAGGCCACGGGTATGTCGGCCTCCAGCGTGGGCCGGATGCTCGCGGGTCAGACGCTGCCCGAGCCCGTGCACCTTGAGCGGCTTGCCGAGGTGCTGGGCGTCTCGTTGATGGAACTGCTCGTGCGCTCGGGCGTAGTTTCAGAGAAGGCCGGCCAGAGGGCGCGCAAACCGGCATCGACGCCGGACACGTCACTAACGCCAACCCCCCCACTCACGCCGGAAGCAGCTGCGCGCGCTCTCGGGATTCGAAGCCCGGACCGCGTCCAGATGTTTACGGCTATGGCAAAGACGCTCGCTGACCAGGAAGAGGCGGACAAAGAAGTCCGACAGGGGAGAGGTGCCTGAATGCTGATGCGGGAGTGGAGGAGAGGCTCGGGGCTCCCAAGGTGGTGGTCGGAGCGGCGCACAGTGCGGCTTCTGAGAGGTCTCGGCATAGTGTGCGCGGCCTACGCGATGGCCGTGACGCCCGTGCTCTTGGCCGAGGATGAGAAAAAACCTTCTGCCCCATGGCTGCCGACCAACGGTGGTCAAGCCGGGTTCTTGTTGGTGATGGCCGCCGTGTTCGTCGTAGCTGGCGGGCTGGGCGTCATATTGGGGCTCAGGGACCGGAAGAAGAGGACGGGACAACCGATATTCCGGTCCCCGCCGTGGCCGAGCCCGCGGTCTTCCTACCAGCTGGGCGTCAAATGGACTGTGACCGGCTGGCGGGTATGGACGTTCGGAGTCCTTCTCTACGCCCCCTGCGTGCCGTGGATTTGGCTCAACTTCACCAAGGAAGAAGGGGAACCCATCTGGGGTGGCCTGCCCTTCTGGAATGAAGCATCTCTTGTGGACATCTGGATGATGCTTCATGCCATCTTCTTCTCGAGCTACTGCTTCGTCCTGAAGGGCAGGGAAGTCCGGCGCGGCAAGGAGCAAATCAGGGTCGCGGACGAATATCTGGCCATTCGCGAAATGCGGCTGCACGCTGAGGTCGACGCCATGTGCGAGAAGTTCCTGCAGCAGCAACAGGAATGGAAAGCCCAGAAGACGGCAGAGCTGTACGAGCAGATACTTGATCAGCAGGCGCGCGGGCTCTTGCCCTGCCCGAACTGTGACGAGCACAGGAAGTCGGCCTGAGGGGGCGTCAGCGGCATAGGCTCGATACTGCTGGGCGTGCGCCCGCATTCGGAGGGGAGGGACGATGACCGCATCTCGCCGTGCCGGCGGCATCAGCAAGCGGTGTGAGTGCCGCGGCCCGGACGGGAAGCTGCTGAGCAAGTCGTGTCCGCAGCTGGAGAAGAAGAACCACGGTGCCGTGCAGCTGCGGCAGGAACTCCCGCTGGACGCCAACGGGAAGCGCCGGCCGTTTCGCCGCACTGGCTACGCCAAAGTCACGGACGCGCAGGCCGACCTGACGAAGCTGCAGGCGATCCTCGACCTGCCCGGGGATGACGAGGACGGGCAGCGCCGCGTCGGCGACCTCCTGCAAGAGGTGATGAAGACCCGCGCGCCGATTCCCGATCCGACCGAGGTGTCCCGGAAGTTGGGCGTCGGCGTACCGCTCGACGGGAAGATGACCGTCGGCGACTGGCTCGACAAGTGGATGGCGGGGAAGAAGACGCGGCCGACCACAAACAACGGCTACCGCTCCCACATCCGTGTCCACTTGAAGCCCCGCATCGGGCATCTGCGCCTCGACCGGCTCAACGTCGGCCACGTGCAGGAGATGTTCGACGCCATCGCCGACGAGTCCGACGTCATCCGCGCGGAGAATCAGGCCCGCCGCGAGCAGGTGGCCCGCTCCAAGTGGTCCCGGCCGGGGAGGCCGCCGGCCAAGGAGCGCGAGCGCCTGGCGGCCGAGCGCGCGAAGCTGTCCGAGATGAAGCCGTACCGGAAGGCCAACACCGCGGCGACGCGGCACGCTATCCGGCGCACGCTCCGTGCGGCCCTCAACCGGGCTATCGCCGAGCAGCTCATCACCTTCAACGCGGCCGCCCACGTCGAACTAGGCTCCGCCGCACGCCCCAAGGGCCTGCTGTGGACCGACGAGCGCGTGAAGCGCTGGCGCAAGACGGGCGAGACTCCCGGCCCGGTCATGGTGTGGACTCCGCAGCAGCTCGGCCAGTTCCTCGATGAGGCCGAGGGCAGCAGGCTGTACGCCGGGTACCACCTCATCGCTTACCACGGTCTGCGGCGCGGCGAGGGATGCGGGCAGGGCTGGGACGATGCCCACCTGGACGCGCGGCCGCCCCGTATCGACGTGCTCACGGAGATCGTGGTGGACGGGTGGACGCCGGTCGAGACGGCGCCCAAGACGGACTCGTCTGTGGCGTCCGTGGTGATCGACCGTGCCACCGTCGAGGTGCTCCAGGACCACCGCGTGCGCCAGCTGTCCGAGCGTGACGCCTGGAACGCCCGGGCCGCGCAGCTGCGCGCCGAGGGCGAGGACGCCCACGACTGGATCGACACCGGCAAGATCTTGGCGGCGGAGGACGGCAGTTGGCTGCACCCCGACGTCCTCAGCAAGGAGTTCCAGCGGATCCGGGAGCGGGCCGGGCTGCCTCCCATCAACCTGCGTGACCTCCGGCATGGCGCGGCCGCGCTCGTAAAGGCTGGCGGCGGAGACATCCATGACGCCAAGAAGAAGCTGCGGCACTCGACCGTGGTGTTGACCTCGGACACGTACATGGAGCTGTTCGAGGAGTACGAGGAGGAGCTCGTCGAGAAGGCGGCGGCCGCGGTGCCGAGGGCGCGGAGGGGTGACGCCAAGGCCCCGGCGGAGTAGCGTTGTTGTTGGACAGAGGAGGCCTCGTCACCGCAGGTGGCGGGGCCTTTCTGCTGGCCCGCTGCTGGCCCGAACGCCAGCCAACGAGACCGGATGAGACCCGACGAGACCCGATAGCGAGTCGGCGGAGGGCGACCGGAAACGGGTCGTGAGCTGGGCAGGAGCGGCACCCGGCCGACGAGACCGGATGAGATCGTTCAGGGCCCTATGGGGCGTCCGCGGACTTTTAATCCATTGGTTGTGGGTTCGAGTCCCACAGGGCCTACAACGGAGCCCCAGTTCAGACCGCTTCTGAACTGGGGCTCGCAGCGTTTTGTGGGGCCTTGAAGATCGTTAGCTCAGTCGACGCTCAACCGAAGTGCTGCCGATCATGGGCATGGAGCGGCCCCGGCCGGGCCAGAGGGGCCGACCGGGGCCGCAGGGGGCCGCCCGCCCCCAGGAGCTCACGGGGTACAGGGGCGGCCGGGGCTTAGCCGCTAGCTCGTCGGCTTGTCCTCGCCGTGAGGCAGAGGGCACATGTCGACGTCCGGCCCGGCCAGCATGGCGATCATCTGCTGGTCGGGGTGTACCGGGCAGTACCGGCGCCCTCGGGCGTTGTCGGTCTGCCAGTCGTCCTCGGCGAGTTCCCGAGGCGTGGGTGGTCGGTACCTGCTGGCGGCCATGTCACCTCTCCTACTGGTCGTTCTCGGGCGGGGTGGGCGGGTCGTCGTCGGGCTTGGGCACGGGCGGCCAAGTCGCGACGGCTGCCGACAGCTTGCGGCGCATGGCACCTCCTCTCGGAGTCGCCGGCCGACTACGGTCAGAGTCGGTCGGTCTCTTGACGGGGACTTGCCGCCCCGCCTCGGCGCCCGACCTGTCCAGGGGCGTATGGCACCGCGGCGGGGTCTTGCAGCCCCTCCCGCCGAAGGCGTGCGGCACTCCGGAGGGAGGGGGGTTCAGAACGGCGTCAGCGGCGGGGCCGCCCGACGCTCGCGCATGAGGCATGGATGCGACCGGACTGAGCCGCTCCGCCCGAGGGGCTGAACTTGTCGTATGGCAGCCACGTCTCGCCGTCCTCGATCGGCTTGTCGCAGGCCAGGCACATGCGCATACCGGCGAGCGCGTCGTGGTGATCGCACAGGGCCACGACGGAGCGGGCCATCCGCTGCACGCGCTGCGCTTCGCCGAGCAGACCGGCCGCCTCCGGCTCGTGCAGCCGTCGCCGCGCCTCGCCGACGCCAACCATGGCGACCCTGGCGGGCACGTCGTTCTCGGGGAGGTCTGCGGCGAGCGCTTCGATGGCGGGCATCAGGTGCCGTAGGAAGCCGCCGAGATCCTGGTGCCAGAGCTTGAGGCTCTCGTGGCGGGGCAACGTGGGCTGGTCGAGGAACCAGGTCGCTGCGGCGCGCATGGTCGCGGTGGTGGGCGCGGAGCAGTCCGTCTGCTCCTGTGTGGCGTTCACCGGACGGGCCTCGAAGCCCAGACGGCTGGGCGTCAGTTTGTTGTCCCCGCGGGCGGTCATGCTGACATCACTCCCACTACGCTGTGTTGTCCGGCTGTCACCAATGACGGTAGGCAGGCGTGATTACCGCTTGTAGTGACCGTGGGTACGGGTACGGGCCCGTCCCGAGCGGGCAAGGGGAGCGCCATGGGGCAGCGGACGAGGGGAGCCCCGACCGGTGGTCAGGGAACGCCCGGGCGAGGCCGCGCGGGCATCATCTCGGGCTACGTCTTCCGGGTCATCCGCGAGCAGTTAGGCCACACACAGGACAGCCTCGCCGAGGCGTTTGGGGTGGCGCCGGACACCGTCGCCGGTTGGGAGACAGGCCGCCGGCCACTCATCTCCCTGCCCGTTGGGCAGATGCTCGTACACCGTCACCGGCTGATGCAGATGGGCACGGCGCCCGCCCTGCTCGCTGCCCTCGAACGCGCGATGGAAGCCGACATGCTGCTAGCCAGCGCCCTGGAGGACGAGGCGCCGGCCGGGCCCAACCCACTCGGGGCCTGGGTCATGCAGAGGGATCTCGTCGAGGTCCTGACCTGGCCGCTCAACGGGGTCCCGCCCAGTCCCGTGCGCGACCTCCCCGCGCCCCCTCGCCCACGCCGCGGCCCGGTGCCAACGGCGCCCGACCTGCCCACGGTCGACCGGCGCCGCTTCTTCAGCCGCATGCGGGAGACTGCGGAGCAGGCCCGAGGCGGCCGGGACTTCCTGCTGCGACGGCAGGCCCTGTACCTTGCCGGGTTCGACCAGGACGCAGACACAACCGAGTGGCTGGCGCACCAGCAGCGGACCGAGCGGCCAGACGACTGGCTGACGCAGTGGCTCAACTCCCGCTCCGCCGCCGCCGTGGCCGCGCGCCAGGGCGACCGGGACCGAATGGCCCACTTCATCGGCCGCACCCTCGGCGACAACGACCGTGCCGAGGCAGCGAACCTGAACTACTGGGCGTACTGGATCGGGGAGGCGCAGCACGTCCAGTTGTCGGACGACTTCATCGGCGAGGCGACACCCGGCCCCTGGCACGGCAACCTGCTGATGGCCCACCTGGTCCGCGGCCTCACACCCCGGCACGGTTTCTTCGACCTCAACGTTCACACCCTGTGGACCCTTCTCGCCGCGCGCCCCAACCTGCTGCGCGCACAGTCGGCCGCAGGGCGGGCCCTACGCGAACGACTGCCGATGATGTTGGATGATCCAGGGCTTTCGCCGCAGGCTCGGCGGGAGCTGGAGGGCATCCGGTACGCAATCCGCCTCGCCGAGGCGTGAAAGGGGACACCTGTGGGTGACCAGGACCTGGCGGACGTAGCCCACTTCCTATGGGAGGCAGGCACGTTGAAGACGGCCCGTCGAACGGGCTGGTGGATGGCGGGCGTTCGGGACCCCGAGAGTGTCGCCGAGCACGCATGGCGCACGTCCGTCATCGCCTCGGTCATTGCCACCCTGGAGGGCGCGGATGCCGCGCGGGCCGCGCACCTGGCGGTGTGGCACGACTCGCAGGAGACGCGCACGGGCGACGTGAACCACCTGGGGAAGAAGTACGCGGCACCGGGCGATCCGGTGGCGGTGACGGCGGATCAGACAGCTGGCATGCCCGAGGTGCTGCGGTCTGCGGTCCGTGCGGTTGTCGCCGAGTACGAGGCCCGCGAGACGCCCGAGGCCATCTGTGCGCGTGACGCGGACAAGCTGGAGTGCATGTTGCAGGGTCTGGAGTACAAGGGTCAGGGGTACGAGGCGGCCCAGCGCTGGGTCGACAACAGCCGGGCCCGGATCGTCACCCAGTCCGGTCAGTTGCTCGCCGACCAGCTGCTGGCTCAGGCCCCGCTCGACTGGCTGCGCGCGGCCATGGGCGAGCGCGCGTAGCCCCCCGAGAGACGTACACGGGCGCCGTAGCGGCGCTGATGTGGCGCAGCCCCCGGACGGCCTGTCACGGCTGCGCCGGGGGCTTCTGGCTTACGCCTGGCTTACGCCTTAGGGACCGCCCACTCGGCGCCCTCAGGCAGCGCCTCCGGGGTGTACAGCACGCGTTCGGGCCGCTGGTTGCCGGGCACGGCGAACACGGTCTTCCCACGCACGCAGTCACCGGCCTTCACGGTCGCTTCGTAGGGGTATTCGGGCTTGGGGAAGTCGCCGTAGGTCACGCTGCTCGGCTCGACGCGGGCGCCGTCCTCGTAAGCGAGGATCCATGGGTAGCGGGTGGTGCCGCCCGTGCCCTTCGCGATGCACGTTTTGATCTCAAGGGCCGCCCACTCGTATCCGTCCGTGCTGAACTCCTGGTCGGCGGTGGTCTGTGCCTTGATGCCTTGCTCGTAGCTGAGGACCGTGACCTTGACGGTGACGTCTCCGACGGCGTCGTTGAAGGTGAGCACCTCGCCGAAGCCTCTCGGTTCGTCCTCGGTTGGGCTGGGTGTGGCGTTGGCCTTCGCGGTCCTAGACGTATCCGACTCGCTGACCTTGTCGGCGCCAACTACTCGCTCGTTGGGGCTCTGGCAGGCGGTGAGCGTGGCGAAGAGCAGGGCCGTGGCTGCGGCAGTTGTACAGGTACGCATGGTCCCCCCTGGACGTGCGTGTTGGAGAGGGCATCATGTGTTGCTGTTAAGGGTCAGCGTGTGGTGTGTTGCCGTCTCGTGACCACGAGCAAGTGACGTGCATCTTGCCGCCGCCGGTTTGTCTTCGCCGTGCCCGGCGTCGTCGAGGGCGGCCTTGAGGTTCGGAACGACCAGCTGCCGTACTCGGTCGGGTTGAGGTCCTGCAGGCCGCGGAGGACCTCCTGAGTCCTGTTACGACGAGGCTGCTTGTGGAACACGAGGCACACGTCAGGTGGTCCCTCAAGGATGGGCCGGGCAGCATCAAGGCCCTGCGCCGCTCCAACGCTGCCCCCAGCCTTCAAGAACGTCAGGGGCGCGTCCACCCCCTCGGGGTGATCGCTCAGCGACAGATGACCATGCGGCACGTCGAGGCAGCCTGTGACACCTGGAACGAGTTCCTCGACGAACCTCAGATGATCAGCTCTGCGCGAGGGGACGATCACCTGCGGAGCTTGCGCACCGGCCTCAGGCCGTACGCGTCGCTGCAGGTCGTGCGTACCCCCGCCGAGCGAGCGCGTGAAGTCGCGCGGCAAGAAGGCAGCCTGAAATGACAAGGCGCTCCCTGTACGGCCATGAATGGCCGTACAGGGAGCGCTGCGTATGAGCGGGTGGCGGAGGCTCTGCCAGGCGGACAGGCCGAAGGCGGCGACCGGCAGGGGGACACCGTGGGTGTCCGAGACAGCCGGGCTGTGAGCTCACGGGGTGACCAGCTCTGGCAGATCCGCCAAGCACTCACTGGGCGGCCCGTCACGGGCCTGTGAGCAGATGCGGGCCCGAGTTGCACGTGTCGACGATGAGCCCGCGCCGCTGCGGCCCGCACAACGCCTCGCGTCACGCTCCCTGTCAGTGGATCGGCCGTATCCCTGTGCTGTTCGAGCGCCGCGCAGCCGGAGCGCCCAGCGTCGCGGGCGGCGGGCTCGGCAGGAATGAGCAATCGAGCTCAGAAGATGCTCAACACCATTGCTTCACGGGGTGGTCATAGCTTTTGCTGTTTCAACGATCTTGGGCACACTCGGAAAGCAGTACTCCGGTTCGCTGCCTGACCAGCATGTTTCATCCCGGCCAGGTGAGCCCGACCAGCTCGCCCATGCCGTCACGCACTACCTCAGGGGGGAACCATGACACCTCATGCCATCAGTAGGTCCACGTTGCGTGCTGTCTGGGCCGTATGCGCGGGCTCTCTCATCGCATCCGCCGCGGTCGTACCGCAGGCCATCGCGCCGAGTACGGCGTACGCCGCAGACGACTCGTGCATCTCGTCGGTCGGTACCTACGTCCTGAGCCCGGCGAGCACCAATCCCGCGAAGAAGCGCACCCTGTCCAAGTACATGGACTGGGGGCCGAGGTCGAGCGAGTCGAGTTTCTTCGATACGCAGTTCACCGCCCAGATACCGGGCACCAGCAAGCTGTTCTCTGCGCCGAACGGCGTGATCTACGAGATATCCAGCAGCGATCGTGATGCGCCGCTGAAGGCGTACAAGGACAACACCGCCGCCGGCGGCTCGCTTCTGACGCCGGTGAAGACGTACAAGCCCAACTGGACCACCGCCAAGCGGGTGTGGTCCAACGGCAAGCGGATCTTCGTCATCAACGATGACAACACGGTGAACGTGTTCGAGCAGACCGCCCCGGCCACCGGCGACGGCACCATCAGCCTCGTCACCACACTGCCGCGGTCCAACAGACTGACCGGGATCCTCAACGCCGAGGACGTGTGGATGGTCGGCTCGGTCATCTACACGCTGAGCACCGACGGCACGATCGCCCACCAGACCTACCTGGAGACCGGGGGATCCCCGGGCGCCATCACGACCTCGATCGGCGCCGCCGTCACCGACAAGACCGGCCTGAGCGGTGTCACGCAGGCGTGGAGCCCCGGTCCCGGCGCCATCAACACCCTCAGCCTCACCGACGACCCGGACACCACGGGCCGCATCAGCAAGTACACCACCGGCCCCTTCACCGGGATCAACGACGAGGTGAGCACCGGCATCCTCGGCGACGTCATGGCCGACACCGCCTCCTGCCTGGCCGCCCCGGACCTCGGCGTTCGGCCCTACTTCGGCGCCCCGCCGACCGACGAGGGCGATGTCCCGATCGCGCAGGAGCCGTCTGATACCGCCGCACCGCAGCCGTCGAACACCGTCACCGGCAAGTTCACCCTCGGCAACGGGCAGCCCGCGGCCGGTCTGCAGGTCACGGTCACCGCTGCCGACGTCGTCGCCGGCAGCGAACGCGCCGCGGGCGCGACAGAGCCCGTGGTGGGCAACGCGACGACAGCTGCCGACGGCACCTGGTCCCTGACGCTTCCGTCGACCCTGCCGACGGCCGTGCAGAAGGCGATGGACGACAACCGCGGCGCCCTGAACCTCAACGCCACCACGTCCGGCACCACCTCGTCCGGTGCTTCCGTCCTGGGCGTCGACGCCCTGGTCGCCGTACCGCCGAAGTCCGCGACCCTGCGCGCCGCGAGCAGCGAGGAGATGGCCTACTTCACGGAGGCCATCGATGACGGGCACAGCGTGCCGATGCTGCCGAACACGGTCGACGACGCCGCGGCGAAGGAGCCGACGCCGGATCAGGAGAAGCGGACGTTCGCCGCTCAGACGGAGGCCGACCCGAAGGCGACGGACGAGAAGACTCCGATGTGGCAGTCGGACCGGGGCTCCTTGGCGGCCGACTACAACCCCTACCTGGCGGGCGGCAAGGACATTAGCGGGGAGAAGATCACGCCCCGTGATTCGGGGTCGTGCGACACGTGGCGGTACAAGCAGTCTTCCAAGATCAAATACACTGTGGTCGGTGAAGCTCACGCGCACTGGGACGCGAAGGCGGCGTTCGAGTACGACGACACGATGAACAGCAGCATCGACATCGCCGTCAACAGCAACGGGGACTGGAAGGTCGGCGGCACCAAGCAGGTGTCGCATGAGACGGGCGTGTCGACGGGCTACGTCAACAAGGGCCCGTACTACGCCCGCCAGTACAAGGTGCCGATCGAGTACAACAAGTACAAGCACCAGCGGGTCTGCTCCGGCAGCGTCCGCGCCACCTGGTACACGATCGAAGCCGGCCGCTACAAGGTTCCCTCCGGCGGCTCGGTCGGCAAGCTCGGCAAGGACGTCGCGAACAAGGACGGCTCACCCCCCTTTGCCAACTCGCCCAGGAGCCATCGGGCCAAGGTCGAGCCGGGCACTTACTTCCAGCTCTCCAGGAAGAAGTCGAGTAAATTCGGCAACGGCGTCAATTTCATGGGCGTCGCGCTCAGCGTCACCACCGGATACGACAAGAACCACAAGCAGAAGATCACTGCGGGTAACCGCAGGGACGCAAAGCATGAGATCTGGGGGAAGAATGGGCCTGTCTCCGACAAGCCAGGCGTCTTCTACTCCTTCTAG